ACTGCAACCTTATCAATATCGGTTTCAGTTTCTTCTTCTTCGACGCCATTTATTGCGTTTACGGTTGCCTGCATACCGTTCTTTTCAAGCGCCTTCATCAGCATACTGTACGCCTTGCTATCATAACGATAGTTCAGGCAACGACACACTTCATAAATCGCAATATCAATGCGACCGTGCATCTGATAGAAGTAATTAAATAGGTATGTACAACAGTCGATACAGACGGAAAGCCTGCCGTCAGTGTCTAAGAAGTCATAACTTTTATAAAACCGCTTGATATCCTTTTCGTTCGTACAATAGCGGCACTTCTTCTTTCGAATATCGCGGTCTTTTGTCTTTGCTTCTTCGATGGTCAGCGGTGCCGACCTATCCATAGTTTTGGTCTTTCTCACGTGACCACCTTCCTAAAATAGTAAAAGCCACCCGAAGGTGGCTTTCTTCTAAAATTATGTGATACCGTGCAAGC